ATAAAGCGGGTGCTTCGGCACTCGCTCTTTTCCGTTATCGGTGTATTGGTAAACGTGCAGCGGCAGTTGTGCAATTGCTTCCGACAGCACTCTCACGCAGGCGTACACCGCAATGATCTGCATTGCCGTGCGGTCGTTAACTCGCTTGCCTGCATGAGTCCGTCCGAAGAAATAGCTGTAGGACGGGCTGTCGTAGCTGTCCTTCGGCTTGTCCCGTGACCGGAACAGTCCGCTGAAAATACCCATGTGCATCACACTCCTAACAAAAAAGCAGTGTCCAAAATGGGCACTGCTTATATAATCTTCAATTGAACTTTAAAGTATAATCATCGCTGTCGTTATTCTTAACAGGCGTTACTATATCAGCTCTTAACTCCTGATCCTCAACATCTGCTTCGCGTTGTTTCCATATATTTTGCCTTTCTTCATCATCAAAAGACAAAGCATAACGATCTACAAGAAATCCTAATCTTGTAATAGAATAACCCTGTTCTTCAATTGGTCTTCCAACCATAATCGTAGATGATATCATCAAACCACTCTGTGCCAACGACATTATTCTTATGTCACCAAATTGAGGTTCTTTTGAAGCCGCAATAGAACGAAAATAGAAAAGATCATCCGGAAAAGAATGTACTATTGCTCTAATGATTCTGAAATAATCGCTGGCAGTTATCATTTGATTACCGACAGCTCTTGAAGCATTGATAATATAATCTATAATCTTGAGGCTTTCCGCTTTGTCGATGTATTGAATGAGTCTGAATGCATTTTCATGTGCAGTTGACTCATCTCCAAACAACTGGCTACTATATTTTACTGAATCCGTCAGATCGCTGTGATAAATAGCTTTGTAAAACTTCTCGAATTTCTTACATAACCAATAGTCATTTAGACCTGAAGGCACTTTGATTAAAGCATGAGCCAAGGGGAGTATAGGTGCATTAGGTAGCAACAGATCTAATAATGGATCAATCACTCCATCGAACTGATCAGCTACTTCTTGAATAGGCATTGTTTCATTCATAATAACACCTCATTATATTTCTTAACACGGTAATTCGAAAAGAATCATTTTGACTATGTGCATTATTATTCTATCATATACCCGGACGAATGTCAAGACGTACCGCGATTATGGGAAAAATCCACGCTCAATGTTGTGTATTTTATACCTACAGAACAAGCAGGTCTCGTTCGTCATAAATGCTGTCGCCGGAGTCGTTTCCGCATCGGATTGCACGGTCGAGAGCCATGATTGTGGCGACCGTTCCGTCAATTTTCTCCGTGGATTTTTCCTTGTCCGGTTTTATGTTGCCTGCGGGATCACGCTTGATGAAAATGTTGTCCATGTTCCAGCGGAGAACCGGATGCCCGTTGTGAGCGATCTTCTGCTCCAGCGTTAGCTTCATCAGCTCTTTGGTCGGCGGCGACATATCACGGTAGCCCTGACCGAACTGCACCAGCGTGAAGCCCAGCCCCTCAAGGTTCTGGCTCATCTGCACTGCGCCCCAACGGTCGAAGGCGATCTCCCGGATGTTGAACCGTGTACCCAGTTCGTCGATGAAATTTTCGATGAAACCATAATGTACGACGTTACCCTCGGTCGTCATCAAAAAGCCCTGCCGCTGCCAGAGGTCATACGGCACATGGTCGCGCCGGACACGCAGGTCAAGCGTTTCCTCCGGCAGCCAGAAATACGGCAGAATATAATAATGGTCGTCCTCTTCGGTCGGCGGAAACACCAGCACAAATGCCGTGATATCCGTCGTAGACGAGAGGTCGAGACCGCCATAACATACACGCCCTTCCAGCAGCGATTCGTCGAAATCGACCTTGCAGGCGTCCCACTTGTGCATCGGCATCCAGCGGACGGTCTGCTTCACCCATTGATTCAGACGGAGCTGCCGGAAGGCGTTTTCTTCGCCGGGATTCTGCTTGGCAGATTCGCAGGCGGCTTCCACCTTGTCCATGCCGATTGTTTCGCCGAGGGACGGATTGGATTTCTTCCAGACCTCCGGAGAAGTCCAGTCAGCATCATCGGGTGCGCCGTAGATGACCGGATAGAAGGTCTTGTCGATCTTGCGCCCTTCGAGAATATCCTGCGCCTTCTGGTGTTGCTCGTAGCAGATGGAATTGGTGTCTGTGCCAGCCGTCGTGATCAGAAAATACAGCGGCTGCATTCGAGCATCGCCAGAGCCTTTCGTCATAACGTCAAACAGCTTTCGGTTTGGCTGCGTGTGCAGCTCATCAAACACGACTCCGTGGATGTTGAAGCCGTGCTTGCTGTACGCCTCGGCGGAAAGCACCTGATAGAAGGAATTGGTCGGAACGTACACGATGCGCTTCTGCGAGGTCAGGATTTTCACTCGCTTGTTCAGGGCAGGACACATCCGCACCATGTCGGCAGCGACATCAAAAACGATAGCAGCCTGCTGACGGTCGGCAGCGCAGCCGTAGACCTCGGCACGTTCCTCGCCGTCGCCGCAGGTCAGCAGCAGGGCGACCGCAGCAGCAAGCTCCGACTTGCCGTTCTTTTTCGGAATCTCGATGTATGCCGTGTTGAACTGGCGGTAGCCGTTGGGCTTGATGACACCGAACAGGTCGCGGATGATGCGCTCCTGCCAGTCGATCAGCTCGAACGGCTTTCCCGCCCATGTGCCTTTCGTGTGGGCAAGGCACTCGATGAACCGGACTGCGTAGTCGGCGGCGGCTTTGTCATAATGGGAATCCTCCGCCATGAACTGCGTCGGTGTATAATCTTTCAGCTTTCGCAAGTGCCTCACCTCCATGAGAAAGGCGGCTGCCTTCCGGTAGCCGCCTTCGTGTTTTTAGTTGTACTCGTGCATCAGGATCGCCAGCGCCATTTCCGCTGCCTCGTTCTGCGGCGGAACATCCAGCCCCCGGTCGTAGTTGTAAACAACCTCGCCGCTGATCTTCAGCGTTGCCTTGCTGATCCTGCCGCCCTCGATTCCGTACTGGCTGCCCTCGTCGTAGGCTTTCACCCAGTAATGAACGACCGTGTACTTGCCGTCTCCCTTCGGGACTCCAATCGTACCTTCGTGCCACATAGTGTTTTCCTCCGTTTTTCGTAGTTTTCGGTGGGCTTTGCCCTTCCGTTGTACACATATTAACTCTAAACGGCGGATATATCAAGTGTGAGTAATAACAATGATCGCTGCGGTATTTTCCGCTTGTTTGTGTACTTTACGCCCGCCCGCAGGAACCGCGTAAATGCGCTGTGTGGGGCGTTATTTCTGCTGGCATCCGTTTGCGCGGAACCTGCTGCCCGCGCACAGCGCGGCGCTGTGCCGCCCCGGTGGGGCGACCGGCTTATCTGCCGGTCATCCATTCCCATTCGCTTTCGCAGGCGGCTGCGTAGTCTTCGTCAAAAAGGGCATCGTCGTCAATCCATTCGGTTTCGTATTCGATCTCCTCGATGCCCTCGAAGGTCGTGCCGTTTGCGGCAGCGTCTTCCTGCGCAAGGCTGTCGGCGTTCTCCTCAACCCAAGCTCTGAAGTCTTCTGCGTCGAGGTCGTCCTCGTTCTCAATCTCCAGTTCGTAGCCTTCCTCCTCGGTGTCGTACCAAAGGATCGTGGCGCTCTTGATCGCCTCGCGCTCGTTCCAGTCGTCTCTGCCTGCCATTGCTCTTGCCTTTGCCATTCCGTAGCTGATCATTGTTTTTTCCTCCGTGTTTCTTAGTTTCCGGCGGGCTTTGCCCTTCCGTTGTGTACATATTAACTCTAAAAGCACATAATAGCAAGCCGCTAAAACTACAGAAGATACGGGGAAAATGTGCGGCGGATGTTGTGTATATTACACCCGCCGCTTTTCTGTTATTCGCCGAGGGGGATCGGCATCAGGATGTTGCCGACCAGTACGAAATCGTATGCCTGCCGGAAGAACTCCGTGTACTTTTCGGTCAGCTCCTGTGGCAGGTCGGTGAAGTCATCCTCGCCCAAGCCGCAAAGGAAAAATGTCCCCTTGATGACGCCGTAACCCTTGATCGGGCGGTTCCACTTCTGCTCCGGGTGGTAGAGGGCTTCCTCCTCGCACACCAGTGCGACCGGATCGTCGAAGGGGTAAATCGCCTGAATGTACCCGCC